GGCCGACGGCCCAAGGGTCACAGCAGCGGAGGCCCCGCGAACAATTTTTTTATTTTTTTAGAACCCGAGACACCACAGACCCAGCGGGTGTATTTACGCTCTGCCCACAAGTGTGCTTGTCGATATTGAGGATACTTCATTTTTGTCCGAGTATTTTATACTATCAGAGTACAATCCTAAGTTAACTGCCGGTAAGAATACATTTTTGTTAAATGGATCTGATAAACTTGCAATCAATGTACCAATTCAAATTGAAGTTTTAGACAGTCAAGGTCGATCATTGTATGTTGAAGTGGCTAAGACAAACAATATCGCTTATAAAGAAGGTGGAGCTGTTAGAATTGTAGTATACGTTTATAATGATACACCATATGGAGTCGGTAAAGTTATTATCGTTGGACGAGACGTTAATAATAAAGTGATACGTTGGATTGGCAATATTCAAATAAATCCATCGATACAAAATACATCAAAAGTAGTTTTTTATAAATCACCAACGTTGTTTGTAACTTCAACTTTCGTACCTATTACATCTGATGTTTCTTCTGCGTTCGTTGCTTCAATCTCAAACACACCTATAACTTCGTATGCAGTTGTTCCTAAAAAGGATGATGACTATGGATTGTTTGACATTAGTTCAACGCCGATTGATTACAGATTAACATTTTTAGATGGTGGATTAATTGCATCATCATCAATGAAAAATGCATTGGTGAACATTTATGCAACCAAGTTAGATGGTGATATTTCTGTCAATTTAACTTCATCTAACGTTATTATTGATATCGTTGATGAACGAACGATTAAACTTAAAAATCCAATCTATTACATTAATAATCAAAATAAGAAAATAGTATCCAATATTGTAGATGGAAGTTTATCCTCAACTATAACCGGAATCAAATATGATGGACGGTTTATAACCAGTTCGTCGTACAATCAATCGGTTGCATTTGTTACATACAGTAATTTAAAAACGTTTTCTGGAAACGTTTACCGTCATAAGTTGTATCGTAGAAGTTTAAGTTCTGCCGGGGATTTTGAGATTATTTCAGATGAACCGTTTATTGATTCACAATCGTTAATTGATCAATCAACTCCGAATAGTTATTTTAAGAGTCTTGGATCTTTTCCAAATCCAACTCACGTACACCATTATTGGTTTAGTAGTTCTAATACGGTCAGTTTTACAAGAGACGCGTCGTATTTGATGGATGCAATAAAGATCACCAATAATACTACAACTGAAAGCTATATCATTGTAAAGAACGATACAAATGGTGGTAGTGCTAATCATGTATATACACCGTTTGAAATAACATCATTTTTAAATGAATCGGGAATGGCGTATGACAGTAACTTCATGAAGTTTTATCCTGATGTTACATATAAATTGTCAGTAAGATCCAAGATTACGAAATACGATGACTCAAAACCAGCAAGTATTGGATTTTATATTACTTCATCAATGGTTAATGAAATAAGTGGTGATTCAAGTTATGATACAAATCGTGGTGTAAAAGTTGGTGAGATTTATTTAGATGAACAGGTATCCTCACTATATCATCCAGAACCACATGTATTTTACAGTAGGTTCAATAACGAGTTCAATGGCACAATGGTGATATACACTAATAACTGTGTATCCACACTATCTGATTTACAGTTTTCAACATATTCAGAACCATCATTTTCACCGGAAATATTTGTAAGTCGTATACCATTTCCAGTAACCGTCGCGGGTGAACAGTTTGAAATCAAATCTGAACTATTTGATGTTAACTCTAATTTGGTATATTCTGATTTGAAAACAATAGTAACTTTTGATCCATCTGGTTCAAGTTTAAATAAAGTTCCGGGTATAACCTCGGCAGATACGACCAATGGATTGACGGTGTTTAATGTAATTGTCAAGACAGAACAAACCAGTCCAGCACAAGGTATAACCATGTTGGACGCATCAAGATTTAGTTTTGAGGCTAGTGGAAGTGGCGGTGACAATGCAACAAATGGAACTTTTTATATTAAAAAAGGTACGGTAAGTATTAGTCCCCAAATTACTAGCGGGGTTGGTGGTGCTGTTTATATTAAACCAAGTACTACATTAGAAATTAATCCAACTACATTGGGCACAATGAATAATGTTGATATTGGTCAAACTACACACAAAAAAGGAAAGTTTACTGATTTAGAAGCAACCACTTCTGCCACGGTACCAACAACCACTGCACCGGGAACTGTCAGTGCAACGGTAACCAGTACAACATTAGCGTCAACTCCCGGAACTGTAGATGTAGTTTGTCCATTAAAAGCGCCGGATGGATGGTTGTTGATCAATGGTAAGAAGGTACCGTTTTACAATTAATAATACAAAAACGACATGATGTATTATATTTATAAGACGATATGGTAAAACTCTCTGATTTTTTAGTTGAGGCAGCTTCAAGTTCCAGTCAACAAGACATTGAAAAGAACGAGTTGCGTCTTGAAAAGACTATCAAGTATCTTCAAACACGAAAGAAGGTATTGTTGATTGGTACATCAAATCGATGGGAGGGTCATAAAGACGACGAGGCAAAATCAACTAAATTAGCCAAGTTAGTTTGTGACAGATTAGGCAGTGATAAGTGTGAGTTTATTGATATGAGTAAACTAAACATTTTTGTATGTGAAGGAAACGTATCATCCAAATGGGGAAATCACTGTGGAGAAAAAGGTTCGTTGTTAAAGGATAAAGATAAAAATCCAAGTGGACATCATCGTTGTTGGGCAAGTATCAATAACAAATCAGATGAACTTTGGAAGATCACCAAGCCATTATTTGAGAGTGATACAGTTTTATTTTTTACATCTATTCGTTGGGGGCAGACCAACAGTATTTATCAGAAACTAATAGAACGTTTGACATGGATTGAAAATCGTCATTCTACACTCGGTGAAGCTAATATTGTTAAGAATATTGACGCGGGTCTTATTGCTGTTGGTCAAAACTGGAATGGAAAAGATGTAGTTAAAACACAAAAAGAGATGTTAGAGTTTTATGGGTTTCAGACACCATCAGAATTATTTTGGAATTGGCAATATACAGATAATCCATTGGATGAAACAAAAAAGTCATATTCCAAAGCGATCACAGTATTTAATGATACATTCGAAGTATAAATCAAAATAAAAAGTTATGAAAAAAGCAACAGGAAAAAGTAATTTGGCAATTGTTAGGGACTACCTAAATGGTGAACGTCCTTTTATACAAGTAGGTTATACCGCAGACTCAGAGTTTTCATCTCGTAAAGATGGTGAAATTTGGGAAGACGCAAACGGTAAAAAGTGGATCAAGAAGAATGGCACCAAACGTGCAATTAACAATGTTAATACATCTATAATTGAATCCACCAAATGTCGTTGTAAAGATTGTAACATGGATATTAGATGGGGCAATCGTTATGATGAAATTCTTTATAATAAGACTGGTCGTTGTCAGGAATGTTTGGCTAAGTTTGAAACACAATTGCGTGTCAAAGGAAAATATGAAGAGTACGAACAAAATAAAATGTTGCGTAATCAATTGAGTCAAGCCAAAGAGTTTCGTATCAAGGTACAAGAAAGTTATAACTTTGTATCATCTCATCAAAAGATTTCATTTCCCAATGGTGATGGAACTTCAGATGAATGGACGATTGAACGTAGAGAAAATATTTTAAAGGATCTTAAGACGGATTTAAAAAAGATCGACAAACAAATTCTTAAAATTGAAAAGAAATTGGAGAAGTTAAACCATGTCGAATGATCAAAAATCACTGAGAGATATCATCAAGTCAGAGTATAAAAAGTGTCTTGAGAATCCAATGTACTTCATGAAGAAGTACGTTAAAATTCAACATCCAAAACGTGGTACAATTCCATTTGAACTGTATCCATTCCAAGATGATTCTCTTCAGCAAATTATTGATCATGACTATAACATCATTTTAAAAAGTCGTCAATTGGGTATCACTACACTGAGTAGTGCATATAGTCTTTGGTTGATGGTCTTTAATAGTGATAAAAACATTTTGTGTATTAGTATTACACAAGAAACATCCAAAGAAATTGTTACCCGTGTTCGTTTTGCAAATGATAATCTTCCAAGTTGGTTAAAAGTACCATGTGTAGAAGACAACCGTCTATCATTACGTCTCAAAAACGGATCACAAATTAAAGCGGTATCATCATCTGGTACCGCAGGTCGTTCCGCCGCTCTATCAATGTTGATCATTGACGAAGCTGCATTCATTGATAACATCGATGAAATCTGGACATCTGCACAATCTACACTATCAACCGGCGGTAAAGCAATTGTATTATCAACTCCAAATGGCGTGGGTAATTTCTTTCATAGAACATGGGTTGAGGCTGAAGCAAAAAAGAATAAGTTTCATACTATACGATTGCATTGGCATCTTCATCCAGAACGTGATCAAACGTGGAGAGATGAACAAACAAAACTTCTTGGACCAAAAATGGCCGCACAGGAATGTGATTGTGACTTTGCAACATCGGGTAATACAGTTGTTGACGTACCAATTCTTGACTTCTACAAACAGACCAAAGTACGTTTGCCAGTAGAAACTAGAGGTATGGATAAATCATTATGGCTGTGGGAATATCCAGACTATACACGTTCATATCTGGTATGTGCGGATGTTGCACGTGGCGATGGTGCAGATTACAGTGCATTTCACGTAATTGATGTTGAAAGTTTTACACAAGTTGCCGAATACAAAGGACAGATTAGTACTAAAGATTATGGCAATATGTTGGTCAATGTTGCTACTGAGTATAATAATGCTTTGTTGATTGTTGAAAATCTCAATGTTGGTTGGGGTACGATTCAACAAATATTGGATAGAAAATATCCTAATTTATTTTATAGTAGTTCGGATTTGAAATATGTAGATGTAGAACATCAAATGACCAATAAGATTCATTCATCTGAAAAGAAAATGACTCCCGGATTTACAACTACATCAGTAACTAGACAATTGATTATTTCACGGTTGGAAAGTTATATGCGTGAAAAGTCTATCAATATTCAATCCACACGTATCATTGACGAATTGTATACGTTTATTTGGAATAACGGTAAAGCAGAAGCAATGAGAAATTACAATGACGACTTGGTAATGTCATTTGCAATTGGATTGTGGGTACGTGACACTGCTTTGAAGTTGCGTCAACAGTCAATGGATATGACTCGTAATATGTTGGGTAATATCAATAGGTCTGAACAACAAAGCGCTCCCCTTTATACCACAAAAAATGCAAACGCACAACAGACATGGGAAATGCCTACTGGATTAAAAGATCAAAAAGAGAGTTTAACTTGGTTATTATAATGATCTTTCACTATTTATTTACGAAATATAACATACTTGTATGGCAGATCAACCGACCGATTTAAAGAGCAGATCATTGTTTGCTCGTCTTAAGAGACTTTTCTCCACCGACGTTATTGTACGTAACGTTGGCGGTAAAAAGTTAAAAGTAGTAGATACAGACGAAGTAGCATACGCAACCGATAGAAATACATTACGTGATCGTTTTAATCGTATTCGTACTTCTGCGTCTAATCAAAACAGTAGAGATTTCACCCTTAGTTATCAAGCTGCACGTATCGAATTGTTTAGAGATTATGATACGATGGACATGGATCCAATTCTAAGTTCTGCTCTTGACATTTATTCTGATGAATCATTAACCCGTAATGAAATGGGTGATATTTTGATCATCAATACTCCAAATGATAATATCAAACAGATTTTACGCAATCTGTATTATGATATTATGAACATCGAATTTAACCTATGGAGTTATGTTCGTAACATGTGTAAGTACGGCGACTTTTATCTTCGGTTGTATATTAGTCCTGAATATGGAGTTTACATGATTGAGCCAATTAGTGCTTATAATGTTAGCCGTGTTGAAAATAGTGACTTATACAACAAAAACTATATCAAGTTTCAAGTTAACTTACCAGATGGTGGTAAGGTTGAAGATCTTGAAAATTATCAAGTAGCCCATTTTCGTTTATTGAGTGACAGCAATTTCTTGCCATATGGTAAGAGTATGATGGAAGGTGCTCGTCGTGTTTGGAAACAATTGAGTTTGATGGAAGACGCAATGTTGATTCATCGTATCATGCGTGCTCCGGAAAAACGTATTTTCAAAATTGATGTCGGTAATATTCCTCCGAATGAAATCGACTCATACATGGAAAAGCTAATTGCAAAGACTAAAAAGGTTCCATATATCGATGAAAAAAGTGGCGACTACAATCTTCGTTTCAATCTTCAAAACATGGTTGAAGACTTTTATCTTCCTGTTCGTGGTGGTGATAGTGGTACCAGTATTGAATCTCTTAGTGGTATGGAATTTACTGGTACGGACGATATTGAATATCTTCGTAAGAAAATGATGGCAGCTCTGAAGATACCCAAAGCATTTTTGAGTTATGATGAAGATTTGAGCGGTAAAGCTACTTTGGCACAAGAAGATGTTCGTTTTTCACGCACAATCGAACGTATTCAACGTATTATTATTAGTGAGTTAACCAAGATTGGTATTGTACATTTGTATGCTCAAGGTTATAGAGATGCAAGCTTGGTTGATTTTAGTCTAGAATTGACAAATCCATCCACCGTATTTGAAAAGGAAAAAGTTGCAATTTGGTCAGATAAAGTGGCAGTTGCAAAAGACATGATCGATAATAAGTTGTTTAGCAAAAAGTGGGTATATGACAAAGTATTCCACATGTCAGATGATGACATGACCGAAATTAAAAACGATATTATCGAAGATTCTAAACAATCATATCGATTTAAACAAATTGAAGAAGAAGGTAATGATCCCGCAAAATCATTCCAAAAGGTTTCACCTGAAGAAGGAGGAGGCGGTGGAGGAGGAGGCGGAGACACAGGTGGTGATGAAGCTGGTGGAGGCGCTGAAGCTGGTGGAGGCGCTAAAGCTGGTGGTGCGTCTGAAGTTCCGACATTGAAAGAAAAAGCAAAACCTGATTCGGATTATAAACGACCATCTCAAGCAGGATTGAAAAAGGCTGAAAATTATCCATTCGGTGAAGATGTAATGGGTAATCTTGAAATGAATAGAGATTTCAAGTCTGATCGATCACCAACTCATAAGTTTTCCGGAGGATCTATATTTAGTTTGGAGTGTATCAATAAGGAATTGACAACATTGGACTCATATTTGAAGACTGCAAAACAAGAAAAACAGAAATTGATTTCAGAAAATAAACAAAAATCCATAATGGATGAATCTAACATATTGGAATAATACAATTATGGAAGTTTCATCAAAAATTGATATATTTATAAATTATAACTACTAATATGCATAAAGCAAAGCATTCAAAGTTTAAAAATACGGGAATTTTGTTTGAGCTGCTTACCCGCCAAATCACAGCAGATATTATTGGGGGTAAGGACGAATCAGCTGCCAAACAAATATTATTTAAGTATTTTTCTGAGAATACAGAATTAGGTAAAGAGTATCAACTATACAATTTCCTACTAAACGAAAAAGCGAGGGACGCATCACACGCGGAAAGAATCATCAGTGTGGTACTAGAATCACGATCACAACTAGACGATAAAAGACTAGCTCAACAAAAGTACGAGTTAATTCGTGAGATAAAAGAAATATATCCAATTGATGGTTTTTTGAAGGCTAATATCAAAAATTATCGTATTTTTGCTTCTATCTATAAAATTTTTGAAAACAAGACCGCTTCCAAGTTTGACGTACAAGAAGTAGTTCAATCTAGAGAATCCATTATTGAATCGTTATACAATTCAGTAACTAAAAAGTCTGATAATGATGAAGGATTATTGGAATACTACAAACAACAAAGCGAAGATATTCGTTTACTCGCATATAAGTTGTTGTTGGAAGGAATGAATACCAAGTATAAGGATTTTGATGACAGTCAAAAGAATCTTATTCGTGAATATATTCTTAATGTATCAAATACTAATTCATTATCCGATTACGTTTGTGAAGAAATTGAAAAGATTAAGAAAATTATTTCAAGTTCTAAGACCAAAATTAAAGATAATCAAGTTGTTGCAATCAAACTTTCTGAAATCACTAATGTTTTGGATAAAGTAAAACCTACCACCGTTGTAAAAGACAATCATATTATGGCACTATTATTGTCATATGAATTGGTCAAAGAACTTAATAATTTGAAATAATATGAGTAAACAAAAGAAACCAGATTTGATCACCGGAGAAGATGAAGCCAAGTTGAAAGAACTTATCAAGAAATTGATTAAACAAGAACTACAAGATCTTGATGAAACATCAACAACTAGTGGAACTGGTGGAACCGGTGGAATTGATGGATTTTCCACCCCATTTGCATTTTCTAAAAAAGGCGGCACTAACAATGCAACCAAAGCTACATTGAAACAAAATCCGGGTTCAAAGCTTGCAGAAAAAGAAGAAGAACTTGACGAAAAGAAAGCAGTCAAGAAAAAGAATAAAAATAAAAAGCCAGATGCAGATGGTGACAGAGTTCCAGATTGGGCAGATAAACACCCCGGTCAGGATGATGGTGATTTTGAAAAGAAAATTGCTAAAGCAACTCCAGATCAAAAAACCAAGTTTATTAAAACAATAACTAAAGGTATTAAAGATCTTACTGAAAAGGAAGGTAAATTGAACGAAGCAGTATCTCGTTACATTCGTTTAAAAGAAAATCCAAAGAAACATTCTTATAAGGTTTCTGTGATTACTCAAGAAATTACAAAGATGCTTAGAGAAGTAGACTTTCTAATGAGTGTTAATCATAAACTCAAAACAGAGATGGAAGTTCCAAATGAAACATTGTGGAAACGTACATCTGATAGAATGGCTGAGATTAAAGCCAGACTTAAATCTATTAGTGAAAAACTAAGAAAAATACAATAATATGATTTCACTTATTAAACTACTCAACGAGGTTGTATCGTCTCCTCAACATTTTGGCACATCGACTGCTGGTGGTCAACCATTACCATCAAGTTCAATTGACTATAACGTTAGTTCTGAATTTAGTGATTTTGAAGCAAAGATTGCAAGAACCACTGCTGAATCAAAAGCATCGTTTTTAAAAAACTTGAATAATAGAGTTTTTGGTAAGAAGGTATCAATACAAGCTTCAAAAGGATATGGTCAACCAGTTCGTGATTATGAAATTTCAGTCACTAGTACTAGTTTGGACTATTTTTATGATCGTTATGTAGTGATTTTACGTGACGATGATGACAAGGAATACTTTTTAAAGCCTGGATTCAAGATTACAATTTTGGGTCAGGGTGATCCATTGAAGGTAGAAAAGCCTAAAGAACCAAAGAGTGCTGAACCGGGAACAAAAGCAACAACTAAAGGTGGAGAAGATGCAATTAAAACCGCAACACCTATGCCACAACAACAATATGTTGCACAACCACAACAGCAAAAACAAGCTTAATTATGGATGATAAAAAAGTACAAACAGGTTGGATCTATTTTGAACCAATTGGCGGACAACTAAATGAAGGAACAGATGATCCTTCTAAACCATTGATGGTTCAAGGTGTTCTTCAACGTGCAAATGCAAAGAATCAAAATGGACGTGTATACCCAAAAGATATTTTGGAACGTGAAGTTAAAAAGTATGATGATAACTTTGTAAAGGAACGTCGTGCTCTTGGTGAATTGGATCACCCAGATAGTAGCGTTGTTAACTTACAAAATGTTAGTCACAACGTTGTAGAAATGATGTGGAATGGTGATGACTTGGTTGGTAAGGTTGAAATATTGTCAACTCCAAGTGGTAACATTTTGAAAGCACTATTTAAAGCCGGTGTCAAATTAGGTATTAGTAGTCGTGGTTTGGGTAGTGTACGTAAAAATGTAAGAGAAAATGCGGATGAAGTTCAAGATGACTTTGAATTAATTGCATTTGATTTTGTTAGCAATCCATCAACTAGAGGTGCGTTTTTATTTCCGTCTAGTGCACTAAATGAATCGGTACAAAATACTACGATTAACAAATATTCTAAAATTGAATCGTTGATTCACGATATTATTTCGGAAGTCAAATAATACTACAACACAACATTTTTATGTTGTGTTTTTTTTTGCATTTGTGTAATAATTATCATCAAATACAAACGCAATATAATGAAAAATTGGATACAAAATAATCTACTATCAAACGGAAAGTTGATTTCTAAAAAGTGTTTGGTTACTTGGTTTGAAAAGACGGGACAACTGAATCTATATAATGATGTTCTTCAATCGACTTCTTATTTGAACAATCCAACATTTCCTCAAAGAATCTGGCATATTGTAAATGATATAACGATTCAACCTATTTGTAAAAATCCGAATTGTAAAAACGTAACTACATTTACTACTTTTACAAAAGGATATTTAAGAACATGTTCACCGAGTTGTGCACAGTTGGATGAACAAACAGTTTCTAAAATTAAATCTACAAACATAAAAAGATACGGTTGTGAATATGGGTTGAGTAATAAAGATATCATTGACAAAAAAAAGAAAACGTGTGTTAAAAATTATGGCGTTGATAATCCCACCAAATCAGACGAGGTTTTAAATCGTATAAAAAGTACTAATTTAACTAAATTTGGAGTTGAATGGATTTTATCGGATCAAGTTAAAAAAGAGAATGCTGTATTCAATAAATATGGGGTAAAAAACATACAACAATCCGAAGAGGTAAAAAATAAAACTACAAAGTCCAGACGATCTAACTTTTATGATTCACTGTTAACAACCGACAGGTTACGTTCAAAGGTAGATGTATTATTTACTAAAGAAGAATACATTGAATGTGGATATTATACATCATTTAAATTTAGATGTAAGATGTGTTCAACTGAATTTTTAGATTGTCTTGAAGATGGTGACGTTCCTGTATGTCCCACATGTAACAAACTATCATCTACATTTCAAACAGAAGTTTATGATTTTATTGTAAGTCTTAATATTACCCCGGTTGAAAAGAATGTACGAACTATCATTAATCCACTTGAAATAGACCTTTATTTGTCAGAAAAGAAATTGGCAATAGAATGTAATGGATTGTATTGGCATGGAGAAATTAATGGTAATAAATCTAAAAATTACCATTTAAACAAAACTCAACTTTGTGAGAAAAAAGGTATTAGGTTAATTCATATTTTTGAAGATGAATGGCGGTTCAAAAAAGATATTGTGAAAAGTAGGATACGTTCAATACTCTCAGTTACAACTAATACTATATTTGCAAGAAAATGTGAAATTCGTGAAGTTGATGTTAAAACCTCAACGAACTTTTTGACATGCAATCATCTTCAAGGAAAAGACAATAGTTCTATCAAACTGGGACTTTATTATAATAATGAATTGATGTCGTTAATGACATTTGGAAAACTTCGAACTGCTTTGGGAAATACATCTGTACCCAATACATACGAAATGTATAGATTTTGTTCCAAACTTAATACTTCGGTGGTCGGTGGTGCCAGTAAGTTGTTGAAGTACTTTATCAGAAATTACAATCCATCAAAAATTATAAGTTATGCTGATAGACGATGGTCAAATGGAAATTTATATACATCTCTTAACTTTATAAAAAAGTCCAATGGATCTCCTAATTATTGGTATTTTGGAAAGGGAAATTCATATAAACGATATCATCGGTATGGATATGCAAAACATACATTATCCAATAAAATTGAATTATTTGATCCAAACCTAACAGAATGGGAAAATATGAAAGTAAATAAATGGGATAGAATTTGGGATTGTGGGTCTTTAAAATTTGAATTATTTATAAAGTAACACCTATTTATTTGATATGACCGATTCTAGACTTCTCATTGAGAATTTTTACTTCAAACAACTTCTTAACGAAGAAGTACAATTTTTTAATCAATACGAATCCCTCCTAGGTGACAGAACCAAGGAGTTTTTTGATATTTATCGTGAAGGTCTTGATGCTCAGAAGAAATTAATTCTGGAGTTACAATCCGAAGAAATTACCAATAAGATTCTAACCGAAAAGTTTGGTGATCAATTTGCGGCCAAAGTGGCTGGATTTGGTAAAGGATCTATACGTGCTATAGGTAATCTTGCAGGTGCTGGTGGATTTGGTTCTGTTGGAAAAGCTATTCAGAAACAAATAGGTGGATCAGTAAAGGGTACATATCAAAGTACATATCTTAATTCCAGAAATAAGAATTTTACACGTAGTCTTGGTGATTATTTAGGTCAATTAAAGACATTTGACACAACTATTCCTGATAAAATTGGTATGGTTGACGTAAAGAAGAGTGGAATTTTGGCAGGTACATTAGAAAAAGGAAAACAAATTGCAGGTGGTCTTGCTCTTACTACACTGGCGGGTATCAATGTTCCACTTTACGGTTTAACAGGTGCCGTTGTTGCTGCGCTTGGTGGACTTGAAAAATTTAATTCCACATTAAATTCATTATTTGACGCTCAATGGAAGAAGATTCAAAATACGCAACCGGTTCAAGACTTTGATAGAGTGTTTGAAGAGAAAAAGAAAGCTCTTCGTGACAAGTTATCTAAGTTGGATAAAGAAGGAAAAGAAACCTCTTATATTCTAAAAACCGTTGATGATCTTGCTGCATATGCAAAACAAAATCCTGGCAAGTCAGGTATTATTATTGCGTTGATGACATTTGCAATTGGTTTGGGTGTCGGTCCTCTTGGTATTGGTGCATTAACAGCTGCAAGTATTCCAATGTTGACAGGTGCTGTTGCATTTATTTTACGTACAGGTCTTGGTTTGTTGAAAGGTGAAAGTGCATCAACCGCTGTGGGTGGGGCATTAAAAGCCGCTGCTATCGGATGGGTCACAGGTAAAGTATTCACTACAATGATCGGACCAATCTTTGATCAGATGATCAAACTTCCTCAACCAGCTACTATTCAACAAGATATTATTTCTAAAGTACAAGACGCTACTGGTAAAGGGTGGGTGCATGAAAAATTGAAGTTATATACCAATTATGAACAACACATGGTTGGAGGTGTTTCAAATAAAGGTACCATATTTCAGGGATTCAACGGTAAGAGTTTTTCTTCTGGTCAGGCCATTAATATGGATATAGTCACAAGTCCAGAAAATGCTGCATACATTCAATCGATGTCAAATAATGTTAATAAGTTGAGTACACAAGCATGGAATGTTTTTAAAACCGGAGATCAAAGCGGCGCTGAACAGATTTTGAATAAAATCCCACAACAGTTAGCAGAAATCAAAAAAGTTATCAATCAAATCGTTACGGATCCTAATAATACAAAATTGGTAAGTGCTTTTCAAAAATACGACATGGTTTTGGCTGCTAATCGGGATGTACAAGCCGCAACTCAAGCATTTAATGATATTTATCTGGGTGTGACACAGGGTGTAGCCACTGGTGTTGGTGCAGCTGCAGGTGGTGCAATCGGAAATGCAGCATCAGTAGGTGCTTCTGGAAAACCACCTGTTATTAAAGAATCATTGAAACTTTCTAATATTGTTAAAACAATGTTGTCTGAAGCAGAAGCAGCTGCTCCGGGTGCAGTACCTCCAGTTATTCCTGGCAATCCACCAGTGAATCCTGATAAGTTGACTGGAAACCAACAAGCCGCAGTTGAAAATCTTAAGAAGAATATTGGTAAAGAAATCACTACATATATCAAAGATGTTGCCAAAACCTTTAAAGTAAAAGGAAAATCTACATCCGAGTTGTTGGCAGGACTGCGTAAAGTTCCTGAAGCTAAATCTGCAGTTGATATTATTGATAGTCTTATTGCAGAATTTCCAAAATTCAAATTGGAGTTTCCAAAAGATGTAACGATGGATGATAAAGAAGCATCCACTCCACCTACACCAGCAACACCAGACGGTGACAAAGCTGCTCCAGGCGGTGGAGGTGCTCCAGGCGGTACAACCCCAGGCGGTACAACCCCAGGCGGTACAACCCCAGGCGGTACAACCCCAGGCGGTACAACCCCAGGCGGTACAACTCCGGGTGGAACAACCCCAGGCGGTACAACTCCGGGTGGAACAACCCCAGGCGGTACAACTCCGGGTGGAACAACTCCGGGTGGAACAACTCCGGGTGGAACAACTCCGGGAGTCGGTGGGTCATTTACCGTATCATCAACACTAGCTAAACAATTATCTGATGTTAAACAAAATCCTTTAGTATCTGGAACCTTGATGCCTCGTCTTCAAAAGATGATGAAATTGGATGCATCCAACCCTACTAATATCAAATATGTTAAGGCATTGGTTAATACAATTAAAAACGCAGTAATGAATCCAGCAAATAAAGCTGCTCTTCAAAAACAATTGGGTGGAAATATTGCTGCTTTAAGAAAAGGAATGCTTGCTGAAGATATTACATCTGGTGATATTGCTGCAATCATGAAAGAAATCAATACGTTGATACCATTGTTGGTGAATATTACATTTGGTCTACGTCAGACAACAAGTAAAAAGAATACAAGTGGAACACCAACATCCCCGGTTAAAGCTCCTCCGGGTGCAGTTCCTCCAGTATTGCCTACTGCTCCTGTCACAGAAGATACTACCAATCTAGATAAAACATATACAACATCTGGAATTGAAGGTGGGGGTAAGAAAAATGTTGCAGCTGAGTCAAAACCATTGACTGTTGCTGATATAAAATTGGTAAAAGCATTCTTGACAAAGGTTAATGATTTATCAGTGGTATTGAAATCATTTGATCCTAACAAGGCAACTAAAGCTACTATTAAACCGGTCATTTCTAACATTCTTGATATCTTTGATATGGTTAATGGAAAGATTGATCCTACTATCAAGATAAATAAGAACATTGATTCAATGTTCCAAGGAATTGATATTCTTGGTGGTGATCAAACTACATCAAAATTAAAAGACGGATTGATGTTGAAGATGAAAATTGGAAAAAATGACAACATTTTTAAGGTGGTAAATGGTGGTTGGACACACAAACAAAAAGATGGTACATTTGGTAAGATTGATCCTAACGATAAGAAGGGTAAAGAAATTATTAATCAGTTGATTGCTCTTGTTAATAAGGGTCAAGATGATACTGTTCAAATCCAAAAGGATGAAGAAGAAGCGGCCAAACTTAAGAAGGATGATAAAGAAAAAGCATCAGCTGAAAAAGAGAAGACAGACGACATTGAAAAGACCAAATCTGCAGCAGATGCTACCAGAGCCACTGCAAAACCAAACAAAGGTAAAGACATTGCAAAACCAGGCGATAAGAACATTGGATTTGGCAAGTCCAAGTACGAAGAGTCTTTCAAATCTGATTACAAAAACTATTTCTAAGACTTAACCTAGACAACAAAAAACCCACTCTTTCGAGTGGGTTTCTTTTTTATATGATTTGAATTATTCCATGTGGAAATAACGTTCCAACATCATGCCAGTTTCTTGATATAGACTTTGCATGAGTCTCATTTTTTCTTCACAGGCAGCGGCATTCTTTTTGAACTCGGTGGTCATTTTCTTAATTTCGTTGGTGTGTTTACGAACGGTTGTTTCGTCAAACCAAGCGTTTTCGTCTTTGTTATCTTCGTGAAGTTTTTCCACCAAGTAAGCTTCTGATAGTTCACCGATGTTTCCCATTTTGTTGGCGACTTCCATTAATGTCTTACGAGCTTCCAACACTTCGTTGTACTTGTTATATTCAAATACGAGTTCTTGAAGCATTTTCTTTTGTTCTTTGGACAATCCACGTTGAACTACTGGTTCTGGGTGTGTCATTTCAGCAACAGCGTGTTTACTTACTTGGGTGATGTCAGATTGAGGAGGTGACATCTTTGACGCTGGAAGGTTTTCTATAATAGATTTTAATTTCATACTTTTGTATAAATAGAGATTTTCTGTTAATTCGTTTGTTAATGTATCAAAATAATCTAAGAGACCGGGGTTTTTATCGGTACCCATTAGTTTGTTATAAACTTTTTCTAATCTATAAGAACTATTTGGTTCTGTGAAACTTTTCTTTTCTAACATCCATTTATGATCTTTTGTTCTGGATATACGACGGCAAAATTTCTTTTCATCGTCAAGTTCGGTTGGAAGACTATCTTCTTCCATATAATATCCAGCATCTCCAACGTTTTCACCGGAGAATCCCATACTTGCAAACATTTCAATATCCCCCGGTTTCCAATCTTTGAGAGGAACCAAATTTGGATGTTCTTCTTCTGGTTTGTGAGGATTTAACATATGACTAGCTTTCATCGTTTTACTAATCAAATGCGGGTGTTTACCTTCTTTATTAGGATTGTGTGTTTGTACTATTCCGCTAATTTTATCCATATTATAGTCCTATATTGTCCCCGTTATTTATTTTTTGAAGAAAATCTGATAAAAGTTTTGTATCACCTTTAATATCGGTAAAACTATCAGAAGTAATAATTGTTACTTTGATTGGTTCTGGTTTATTCGGTTCTTTTGAATCTTTTTGTTTATTTTCAGGTTTTTGAGTTGGTTCAATCAACGTGAAACTTTTATATGCTAGTAAGTTTCCAGCACGTATTTTTTTAACTACAGTAGTTTTGTTGATTTTTTCCATTTTACCACTGTTTAAAATATCCTCGGTACTTTTATAACGAATTTCAAACTGTGTGCGTGAAAATGGTGTACGAACATTGGGTACAGTAGATGACAATCGTTCTTCATTTGTAAACGATACACCAATATTTTGTTTTAAATATGATTCAAATGTATTTGGAGGATTTAGTGTAATTTCCTTTTTATCAACAATAGTTTCACGTTCTGCTTCGCTTAATACTTCATAAATTAACTTCTTTATGAGTGTTTTAAGTTGGGTTTTTGAATCTTTAGGCATAAATTACGATGCTATATAAATAGACATTAATACCATACAAACACGAAGATTTTTATATCTTTTGAAAAATCTTATATATTTATATTCAAATGCGGCAAAGTCTTTGCTGCCACAACAATACTAAATTCGATTGAAGTTTCCCCTCAATAACTTCAGAACCAAAAGGAAAATATAATATGTCAGATCTATTAAAAGAAGCGCTTGCTGACGCCAAGGCAGTTCGTGCCACCGCTCTTGCAAATGCAAAGGTAGCACTTGAAGAAGCTTTCGGTGAACGTGTTCAAGCATTGTTTGCAGAAAGACTAAAAGAAGAATCCGCAGATGACGTTATGCCATCTGATAATGGCGGTTCTTCAAACGAAACTATGATGCAACCATCAGACGATGGTATGTCAAATGAAGAAACCCTCAGCGATATGGAATTGGAAGAAATTATTGCAGAACTCGAAAATGATGCTGCAATGTCCGAAGAAGGTGAACCAGCTCCTGCAGATCCAAATGCAATGACCGCACCAATGGATCCAACCGCTGTTCCTGCACCTGCTCCTGCTCCAGTATCAGATACTCCAATGACAACGGCACCAGTATCCGACACTCCAATGGCAACTGCACCTGCTGCTCCAGCTGCTCCAGCTGCACCAGTTGCACCTGTTGATCCATCACTAGCACCTGCTGCTCCTGCCGCAGAAGATATCGAAGAGATTTCTCTTGACGAACTTCTCGCCGAACTTGAATCCGGTGATGAATCCGATCCCGATCAAACAGAGGGTTCTCATGCGGAATCGGATTATGCAGAACAAATTGCTGAAGTCACTGCACAACGTGATCAAGCAATGAAGACTGTTGAAATTTTACGCAGCCAAATCAATGAAGTTAACTTGTTGAATGCCAAGTTGCTTTATACCAACAAGTTGTTCAAACAATTTAGTATGAACAATGAACAAAAGATGAAGGTTGTCGAAAACTTTGATCTCACTACGAGTGTACGTGAGGTTAAATTAACCTATGCTATTATGGCCGAATCGTTTAATTTGGGTGGATCAGTTGTTAGAAGAAAAAATACAACTGCAACTACTATCACCGAAGGTTTGGCAAGTAAGGCAGTTGCAAGTACAAAACCATCACAACCAATCGTTGCTAATGGTAATCTAATGGCAGAGAGATTTAAGACACTCGCTGGCATTAAAAAGTAATAACGTCTAACAACAAATTAAACAAAGAAATATTATGAGTGCAGATTTAAAGTCACTACTAACTACAAACATGAATCCACAGGCAGAGCTTATGGCCAAGACCCGTGGATTGCAATCAAAGTGGGAACAAACCGGTTTGCTTGAAGGCCTACAAGGCACTGAAAAGGCAAACATGTCTATCCTTCTTGAAAATCAAGCAAAGCAATTGCTTGATGAAGCTACCTCTACAGGCACTTCATCAAACAGTGAACAATGGGCAGGCGTTGCTCTCCCACTCGTTCGTCGTGTGTTTGCTGAAATCGCTGCTAAGGAGTTTGTGAGCGTTCAACCAATGAACCTCCCAAGCGGTCTTATCTTCTATCTTGACTTCAAGTATGGTACTAACAACGGTGCCTTCTCAAAGGACACTGCCAACAACTATAGTTCACTATTCGGCGGTACCGGCACCAAGCTTGGTTCTACCGACAGTGCAACTGGCGGTCTCTACGGCGCAGGTCGTTTTGGTTATTCAATTAACGATCAATCAATCAACCACATCACCGCTACCCGCGCTGCTGTGACAACTTTGAATGGTGTTAACTTTGATGCCAACATCAGTGCTTCAGTTGCTGCAGGCGAAGTTTTCACTTTGACCACAACCAACTTGTACAGTGCTTCAAGTGCTGCTGGTAACGTGTTCGACGCAAACGGTGCTCGTTCATTCACCATCACTGGTGGTAGCATCACCACTTACTTCCCATCATTGACATCAATCAATGGTTCAGAAGTAACCTTCGTTGTTTCTGGTTCAAATCCTGCTTCCGCAAGTTTGACTATTAACTACGGTGTACAACCTAAGGACAGCAACCGTGGTGACTTCGAAGACAAGACCACAACCGATAGCTTGAGCTCAATCGGTATTCCTGAAGTCAACCTTGAGTTGAAGAGTGAGCCAATCGTTGCTAAAACTCGTAAGTTGAAGGCAGTCTGGACTCCAGAACTTGCTCAAGACTTGAATGCTTACCACAGCATCGACGCAGAAGCAGAATTGACTGCTCTTTTGAGTGAATACGTTTCAATGGAAATCGACCTCGAAATCCTTGACATGTTGATCACCAACGTTCCATCCGTGACAACCGCACGTTGGAGCGCTAAGATCAACCGTGAAATCAACGACAGTGGTGTCATCACTGATACAACTACTGCTGGTACCGGTGGATACTACACCAAGTCAACTTGGTTCCAAACTCTTGGTAACAAGATCCAAAAGGTCTCTAACAAGATTCATCAGTTGACTCTACGTGGTGGTGCAAACTTCCTTGTGTGTTCACCTGACGTTGCAACCGTATTGGAGTCAATCCCAGGCTTCGTTGTCAACACTGATGGTGATAGCGCCAAGTTCGCAATGGGTGTAAGCAAGGTTGGTAACTTCGCAAGTCGTTTCCAAGTCTACAAGAACCCATACATGGTTGAAAACACCATCTTGGTTGGTTTCCGTGGAAATAACTTCCTAGAAACCGGTGCTGTGTATGCTCCATACATCCCACTAGTACAAACTCCATTGGTGTATGATCCAGTGAACTTCACCCCACGCCGTGGTGTGATGACTCGCTACGCCAAGAAGATTGTCCGTCCCGAGTTCTACGGCAAGATTCTTGTCGGCGATCTCGACCAAGTATAATCTTGGGTAGACGATAAAGTCTAAACGAAGCCCCACTCGAAAGAGTGGGGTTTTTTGTTTTACTGGTTTATATTTAATACTATGGAGTATAAATCATTTTTTTCATATCTTTGGGAAGGTCGTCATGGCAGATTTTGGAGTGCATATTGGATGGACAGTCGTGGTATGTTTCACGAAGTGTACCGTGACGAAGATGGTAGAGATGGCCATTTTAGATTTGCGAGAGAATATTGTGATACACACAATATAGATTACAGTAGAACCGGTCCAATAGAAGAATTATTTAAACGTGGGTGGGTAAGAGTGACGTTTAATTACGGTGCAGATAACGAATTACATTTTGATTATGGTGCACGTTTAGTCAGTGATTCTCAATTGAAATCGTTGAAAGTGAAAGCAACTGAACTGGGAGCAGTTTCAATTTTCGATGATAAACAAAACAAAGAAGTGGAATTTTAATACTTATACTTATGAAAAATTAAAATATATGAACAGACACGTTGAAAAAGGATGTTTAATGGCAATGGTAGAACCAACATATGGTCCACACATTGTTCGTATTGGTAAAACTGCAATACCACCTGAGATATTGTATACGGATCCAGAAGATCCAACATATGGTTATGATGATGAACCACATGTTACTTTAAAGTATGGGTTTTTACCAGATTTACAGAAGCGTGATGTGGCAAATGTTTTGAAAGGTGTCAAACCATTTAACATTGTATTAAAAGCGTTGAGTCAATTTAACAATGAGAATTATGATGTTGTTAAGTTTGATGTGGATAGGAATAACCAACAGTTGATGGAGTTAAGACAACGTTGTGATAGATTGCCGAATGATGATAGTTATCCAGAGTATCATCCTCATATGACACTAGCGTATGTTCAAAAGGGCAAGTTTCCACATACCAAGAATGGATTAAACATTGTGATACCGATTACTAGATTCAAATATAGTGGTCCTCAAGGTAAGTATTATATCAATTTATGATCAAGTTAAAAGATTTATTAGGGGAAATGACAAACTAATAGTGAAGATAACCAAACTGTTGTAATATTTATAAACCATGAGTGCTGGACTTGATTCTGATAGAGTAAGATGGCCCGGAAGCGGCAGTGCTGTTCCGGGTAGAACACCATTTGGATTTTACGACACTGACGCTCGATTTGTGGCTGATTGCAGTAGCAGTGCGGTCTGGGCGTCGATTCGTTTGGGATATCCAATTGAAGACATCGAAATGATCGATTTGAACTTTTATGCAGCATTTGAAGAAGCTGTGACTGAGTATGGTTCACAAATCAATCAGTTCAATATTCGTAACAATTTGTTGTCATTGATTGGACAATCTACGTCAACGGTTGTAAATGGTCGTCCTATGACTGGCGATCCATTGCCATATGTAATTAAGTTATCAAAAGGTTATGGTAGTGAAGTTGGAGTTGGTGGCAATGTTGATTGGAAGAAGGGAAGTATTGACGTTTTGACTGGACAACAGACATATGATTTACAGTTATTGTATGAACAAGCGTCTGGATCTGGAAATCGTATTGAAGTAAAGAGAATTTTCCATCAGGGACCACCTGCGTTTGCACGTATTTATGATCCATTTAGTATGACTGGTATGTCATACAGTAACGTTTTGAGTGAAATGGGATTTGCTGGATATAGTCCGGCGGTTCAATTTTTGATGACGCCTATATTTGAAGATTTGCTTCGTGGTCAAGCAATTGAATTCAATGATATGGTGCGTAAGAGTAGTTATAGTTTTGAAATTGTAAACAACAAATTGAAGTTGTTTCCTATTCCTACTAACAACTACAAAGTATATTTTGAGTATGCGTTAGAAAATGACAGAAGTGCAAATCTTTATTATAGTGGTTCATCAAATACACCATCGGGTAGTTTGCCTGATCAAATTTCAGATTTTAGTAATGTACCATATGAAGATGTGGTGTATAGCAAGATTAATTCGCCTGGAAGACAGTGGATACGTAAGTATTATTTGGCGTTATGTAAAGAGATATTGGGATCAATTCGTCAAAAGTATAGTAGCATACCAATTCCCGGCGGTGAAGTTACTTTGGATGGTGCGGAATTGAGAAGTGAAGCATCTACAGAAAAAGAAGCTCTTATGACACAACTACGTGATATGTTGGAATCTTCATTGCCTTCCAAATTGATTGAGGAACAGGCAATGAAAGCTGAAAAGAGTACTGATATTTTGAAAAAAGTTCCAATGATGATTTATATAGGATAAATTATGGCATCACTAAGAGGAAGATATTTTAGCGCTCGTGATATTAATTTTATCAATTCTATTAATGCGGAATTGATGGGTGATATCATTGAAACGATTGTAACGGTTTTCAAGATTGCAGCATCTGAAACCCGAGTCAATTTGTATGGTGAGTCTGCGCCTAGTGAGGGAAAAACATTTTATCCTGGCATTGATATATCATCATTGATTGACCGTGCTGATATTACAGGTGAAGATGACGGATTTGGTCCAGATCGTGATCAAGACGTGGTATTTAAATTTAGAGAAAAGATGTGTCAGCAAGTGAATTTCTTTCCTCAAATTGGGGATATCATATTGTTCAATGATCGATATCATGAAATTGATAATGTGGTTCAAGAACAATTTTTGGGCGGACAAGACACAAAGAGTCATAGCTTTATTTGCAATACGCACTATAGCAGATTGAGCAAACTAAACATTTTTGAAAGACAGGTATAATATATGGCATGGAAAGGAAATCCAAATAATCCATCACCTAACTTCAGAAATGAAGCTAGTAATGTTGCGGATGTGAAATCTACTGTCAATCGTGCTACGCAAATACGTAGAGACCAAGACAAGTTTAAGAATTTTTCAATATCCTTATTGGATATTGACACTGCTATTTTTGAATATTTAGATCAAGTTATTAACTTGACTGTGGAAGACGCTGGTGAAAATGTAAAAGTTCCTATTATGTATGGTAGTCCTGAAAGATGGAAAGCCATACAAAATGATGGAGTATTACGTGACAATCAAGGTAAACTTCAATTGCCTGCTATTATGTACAAACGTAATACAGTTGCAAAAAATGAGAATCTTGCAACCTTTAACCGTCATTTGAATATTCAGGTATTGAAGAAATTTGATGAAAAGAACAAGTATGACAAGTTTTCTTTGATGACGAAATCTAGCGCTCCCGTTGGTCAAATCTTGAATGTTACAATGCCTGACCACGTAACCTTAACATATGAGTTTATGTTATGGACCGAATATGTGGAACAAATGAATGCGTTGATTGAGAAGATTAATTGGGCAGCAGAAGAATATTGGGGTGATCCAAAACGATTTAAGTTTCGGGTGTATATTAATGATTATAGCAATACCACCGAGGTAAATTCTGGTAAAGATCGTATGGTTCGTACTACCTTCAATATGACGGTTCAAGCATATTTGTTGGCAGAATCATTTGAAAATAAACTTCCTACCACAACAAAAACTCTTACACAACGTAAGATTATTGTTACCAGTGAAGTTGTTAACGGTACACAAATGGACAAGATTGAGAAGGATATTCGTAAAGAATCATATAAGAAACCTTTGCCATATCACTTTGTCAATCCGTTGGTTGAAGATGGTACAGATCCAGCGACACCAACTATTAGTACTTCACTTGAAGATGGAAGTGGTGCTGGTCAAGTTGATTCTATTGTAACATCATATAGTGCATTGTCAGGTACAACCACGCCTGAAACGGTATGGCACAATCCTCCACAAAGTGCTACTGATTACGGTGAAGAAGGTTGGATGGCATATGATGATAACTTCCATTACATTTATATTAATGGTAAATGGTTACGTCAACCTCTTGCTAATTTTTCAACATTTTAATTATGGTCGATTTAACCAAAATTGATAAAGGTATCATTTTTGCAAAATATGGAGTGTCTCCAAGCGCTAATGTTGCGTGGAAAACACCACCAAAAACATCAGATGATTATGGTGAGGAAGGGTGGATGTCATATGACAATGAGTTCCATTATATTTATGCAAACGGAAAATGGTTAAGACAACCAATTGCAGATTTCGAATTTTAAATTATGTGACACTTTTATAATATAAAAGTCTATTTATAGAAAGACAAATAGTATAAACGTATATGCCACTCAATTCATACACATTAATTTTAAGCCAACGTGATGCTGGTAATACAACATTTGAAGAAAAATTGTTGTCAGGTTCACGATTAATTATTCAAACCGATTCTACCGGTAATATCGTTGCATCCGGTTCAATTGATGCGGCTCCTATTGGTCAAAACATTGCAGCAGCTGGTAGTTTTACTACATTGACAGCTGCTCAACAATCGACGTTAAATAATCTTAGTGCATCTGCTACCAGTCTTTCTGGTAATTTGACGTTAACGGGTGCAAATCCAAATTTGACATCCACAAGTACTGGTAATTTGACAATTTCTACCACTGGAAATTCGTCAGTGTATGTCAACAATGTTCAGTTTAGTGGCAGCGGTGTAGTCATTCCCGGCAACTTGACTGTTCAAGGTGCAATGACTTATATTAGTTCAAGCGTTGTTGATATTGGTGATAATCGTATTCGTCTAAACGTATTGACTCCGGGTCAACGTTACGGTGGATTGGATATTGTTGACAGTGGTAGTATGAATCAGGCAACTGCTTCATTGTTGTGGGATAGTCAAAATGATTATTGGTTCATGACTGATGCAACTAATCCGCTTATAAGCAACAAGATGATGGGTGGTCCTACAGGTTCGTTTGGATCCGAAAACAATTTGACATATGGATATGTGCCACGTGCTCAAACAGGTGATACTCTTGAAAATTCATTGTTGACGGAAAATGGGTATACGTTGAATTATAACAGTGGAAAATTGATTGTTAATGCATCTAGTGGTAATACTACTATTGCTGGTACATTGGATGTAACAGGTTTGACCACATTGGGTCAAGTGTCTGCTAGTAACATTACTTCTACGTCAGGTAGTTTTGGTAATTTGGTAATTGGTAACTCGTCATTCACTAATATTACCGTCACTAATCTTGCGTCACTAAATAATGTCAGTGCAAGTAATCAATATATTACAAGCAATTTGACAGTAAATGGCACGTCTACACTTACTACAATTAGTAGTAGTAATGGTAATTTTACTAACAACTTGAGTATCAACAATATTTTGTCTGCTTACAGTGCAAGTATTACAAATCTACAAATTGGAGGCACCGCACCAGCTACTACTAACGATTCTGGTATTACTGGGTCGGTTAGATATGACAATGATTTTGCTTACGTTTATACAAATGGTAAGTGGAAGAGAACACCATTATCTGTATATTGATTGATATCGTATAATTGATAAAAGACGCCCGAGATGTGAATCTTGGGCGTTTTGATTTATATCGTATGTAATTATATTAAGTTTATATTTATTAGGTATGCCAAGTCCATATGATCAATATGATCTGATACTCACTCAAAGAAATTCGAGTGATACTCATTTCCAAGAAGTCAGAGTGTCCGATGTGCCAAATACAGTTGTGAGCTTTGATGGAAGTTCTACATTAAGAACGTTGGCGTATTCTGAATCAGACGATTCTGGGAGTTTAATTCGTAGAGATAGTGCGGGTGATGCTGCAATCGGTAGCAGATTGTATTTTACAGACGCTTCTGCTAGTAATGGTACTACGGCATTGATTGGATTAAATGCGTCAACTGCCCGTGATTTTGCGATCTACGACTATGCTGCTGGTGGCGGATATTTGTTGAACATTTATAGTGGATCAAAAGATGTTGAAATTCATGGTGGATTGATTCAAAGCGGTTCAACTAGAATTGATTCTGCTGGCAATGGTTATTTCAACAATTTAAGTGCGTCTCATTTAACGGTTGTCGGAACACAAGAAATCGATGGATATTTGCAGTTGAATCCTGTTGTCGCAAATATTCCAAACAATCTTACAAGTTCGTATATGTACGTAAGCGGTAGTACCAACGATTTGTACTTCACGCAAAACAGTGGAAATTATTTAAATACAGTTCGTCTTCGTTGGTTGGAAGGTACTTTATCCACAGGCTTGTTGCACGGAGGTATGTTATCATCAACCCCCGGATCCACAACATTTGGCGTTACAGAGGGTGAAGGATTGATTGTTACGATGAACGCTAGTACGAGTAGCGCACCCTATCCTACTACGAACAAAGTCAGTTGGCCAGCTCAAACTTTACCAATTTATTACAGTGGTAGTGCAAAGATTACATACGTTGGCGTTGATGCAGCTGGTACAATCGTCCAACAAACCATTCCATGGGGTGAAAATGATATTAACGAATGGGATAGTAAAATTACGTTGGGTGTCGTTTTACATTTGAGTGGCAGTGTTAGTAACGGCGTATTTAATGCTCCTCAGATCAGTTATGGTAGTCAACAAAAATCTGATGACTTTTTTAGAGCGTTTGGACCTCTTAAAATCAGTGGTCATACGTTACAAGTAAGTGGAAGTCATCCAACACTCAGTATTAAGAAGAGTGAAGGTAGATCATATCGTGAAGGTGCAAACTATGTACTCAATCCAAATCATCCTAGTACGGTTGTTGATGGGGCGATTAATACTAGTAAAATTTATCGTTATTATGTAAGTGGATCTATACCGGTTATTGATACCGGAGTTAATAATGCTGGCTATTCTACGATTGATAATACAAAATATTATAATACCACTACTGGTTTATTGGACACAGTTTCAGGTGGTCAATATTCATTGCAAAGAGTTTTCTGGATACCTAATAGTCCTACCAACGCTTTTATTGTATATTACGGTAATAAAAAGTATAACAGTTTGGCTGATGCGGCTGATGCTCAATTTCATGAACCATTTACTGAAGCACCAAATACAGCATTAAATGCAATTTTTCTTGGATATATTGCGATACAAGGTGGTAGTGGTGTATCATTAACAGATCCTGGCGAGGCAACAATAATTCAGGGTGGTATTTTTAGAAATGTGACTGGAACTGGTGCAAGCGGAACCACTCCTGTGTCCAATACATTGTCAGGATTGAGTGATGTTGCGTTAACAACACCAAGTACTGGTGATTTGTTGATGTATGGTAATGGAACTCAGTGGAACAACACCAAGATATTGAATGGCAGTTATGGTGTTAGTGGAAGTTTGAATGTACAATCTGGTGTGTATGGAAATTTGATTGGTACTGCTACTAGTGCAAGTTTTGTATCACCGAGTGGAAATGCGTTTGTTCAAAGTGGCAATAGTTTTGGTCAAACTGCTGTGGTTGGTACCAATGACACTCATAGTTTGCATTTGGAGACGAGTGGGTCTACAAGAGTAGCGATTACACCAAGTGGATTGGTTGGTGTTAATACTGTATCACCGTCGTATACATTGGAAGTGAATGGTACATTTGCTGCTAATACCAAGAGTTTCAAAATTGATCATCCTACCAAAGAGGGATACAAACTTATTTATGGTAGTTTGGAAAGTCCGTATCACGGTGTACGTTTGACTGGACGTGGAACTGCGGTTCGTGGTGGTGTAAGAGTTGATTTACCTGAATATATTTCAAAGTTGGTTCATGGTGATGATGTCAATGTTCAATTGACTAATATTAAACACGGACGTGTATTGTACGTTGATGAAATTAACATCAATGAAAACTATTTCACGGTAGGGTACGATAAAGCAATTTTTGACGGTGACAAAACATTTGAGTTTTATTGGGACTTTACTGCTGAAAGACAAGATATTGATAAACTTTCAACAGAAGTAAAGGTCTAATATGTCTATTCAACAAGGCAACCCAGGCATTGTAACCAAAGATCTTCAACTTTATACGAAGTGGAGATTTGCATTATGAATAGAATGGGACCAAAAATAGTCACCGATGGATTAGTTTTATCATATGATGTTGCTGATACAAAAAATTCATTTTTAGGAGAACCTAGTACCAATCTTGCGAATAACTTATCAAGTATGGGACCGGCCAACAATTATATTCCTGTTAATACAGTTGCGCACAGTGGAATCGTACAAGTATCAACGGATGTAATACAACCTCCCGTGGCGGGAATGACAGTATGGAAGATATCTAATTCAGATCCAGATGGATACAGTAGATTTGGAATCGGACAAAGTGGAAATGTAACTATTGCTAGTTTTGGAACATACGACGTAACATATGTTGCTAGTATTTATGTTTACATTCCATCCGGAGTAGTAATGAGTGGAGCGACCGATTGTTGGGCAACTCAAAATAGCACGGGTGTAGATTGGCATACTGGAAATAATCCCACTTTAAATGCGTCTGGATATTATAGCGGTGATATTAATACATTGAATTCCGTAGCCAATCTTAATATTCGTGATAAATGGCAACGAATTTTTGTACGATTTACAACATCTTCCACAGTTCGTGCATATGGTGGTACAGATAATTGTAAATATTTGACGGTACAATTCAGACCTAATTTAGTGGGAACAAACGGATCAAGTTTTATTTATGTGAGTTCATTTCAATTAGAACAAAAAAGTTATCCAACTACATTTACAACGTTAACTCGATCAAATACCGGAGGATTGATTAATTTATCAAATCCATCATCGACTTTAAATTTATCAAATGCAACTTTTGGTTCTGATGGTACGTTATCATTTAACGGTTCGACAAGTTATGTGGGGGTTTCTAATAATATATTGAGTTCCAATTCTCCTTATACTTTACTTGCATTTTTAAAACCAAATGGATCAAACTGGGGTGATAATTCAATGCCATTGTTTAATACTTATTATGCAGATCTTGGGTTTTGGCATCATTTTGGTCTGGATAATGGACTTGCATATCGACATTACGGATCAACATCTGCTGCTGGCACGTTGAGTTCTATTGGCCTTGTTGCAAATGTCTGGCAAATGACTGCTGTGACTTGGGATGGATCCAATATTAAATTATACAAAAATGCAACATTACAAAGTTCCGCAGCGTTGGCTGCTGGATATACAGTTAATTCAGGCGGACGAATCGGAATGTTAAATGCTAGATCCGTATCAAGTGATTATAATTGGAACGGATTGATTGATATACAAATGATTTATAATAGAGCTTTATCTAATAATGAATTAATTCAAACATTTAATATGTATCGTAACAGATTTGGAATTTAATTATATTCTATTTATAATATATATGGCTACAAATCACGGACCAAAAACCACATCTACAGACTTAGTATTCGCATACGACATGTATGATGTTTATAATTCATATAAAGGTGAACCGACAACTAATATTGCATATGCTACCAACAATTTTTTAAATTCAAATGGTAATTGGTGGGTGAATTCTGGAGCCACCGTTTTTAGTGATGATGACACCTCAATATCAAAACCAATCATACCAAATGTCAATACTTCTAATTTACGAATTTTTAGTTCTGCAGTAACCACAGTTGGTAATCAACAATTGGGTTCGTCAATTATTGGAATTTCTCCAAGCACACAATATTCGATGTCCATTTATTATTGGTTTAGTGGCGGGTCCATGCAAGCAGCACCATATCTTAGAACAAATATAAATAACAATTCACTTGGAAATTTTGCGTATAACGGTGATACAAATTATTTGAATTGGCCAAGAAGTGCGTGGATTAGATTAACTGTGACTTTTACCACACAAGCAAACGAAACCGGCGTGTATATGAGTAGTTACACGGGTGATAACGTTGGTGAAAAGTTAGCGTATTTTGGATATCAACTTGAACAGAAAGGATATGTTACACCGTTAGTTCTAGGCACACGTAGTAATACAAATTCTTTAATTAACATAAGAGATTCGACACAAACAATGAATGTATCGGGGGTTTCATTTTCATCTAACGGTACTTTTAGTTTTGATGGTACAAATGATACATTAGCACTTCCATCTTTAGAACCATATTTTTATCCAAGTGTCACTGAAGTTTCAGTTGAAGTAATATTTAAAGCCACTGTAGGATCTAGTGGTAGCGGTGGTCCATTATTTGAAAATTACCGTTTTAATCTTTGGTATAATTATACAAATAACGCAATTGATTGTTATGTGAGAACGGGTCCGCCTGATTATGCGTCATATGCAACTGCTACTAGCGCATCGAGTACAACATTAAGAACCAAAGGATTGTATAATCACGTTGTTATGGTTTATAAAAAAACCGCATCAAATAGTGGTCAAATATTAGTTTATGCAAATGGAAGTTTGAGTGGATCTGGTACTGGATTGAATATGGGAAATTATCCATATGTTAGTGCTACCGTCGGTTCAAGTAGTCACAGTGGTGGTAACGTATGGTGGATGAATGGTGAAGTACCTATTGTTCGCGTATACAATAGAGAGTTAACATCAAATGAGGTAATAAGAAATTTCAACGCATTACGTGATAGATTTAGTATTTAAACTATATGGCACTAATTCAAAATCCGAGAATAAATACAGCAGGTTTATTTTTTGCATATGATGTTGCTGATACCAAGAATTCATTTCTAGGAGAACCAAGCACAAATTTGATTGGTACATACAATTCGAATGTCGCCAATTCATATCCATCATACGGAAATAACTGGGACACATATAATACAAACCAATATAATAACAACACCTACTTTTCAATAGGAACCATCAGCAGTGTAACAGGTAACTTAGTTACAACGTCTGGCAATCACCCATTACGTACATATGATGTTGTCACACCACAAACTACTGGTGGCGGAGTAACAGCTGGTACTAACTATTTTGTAAAAAAAGTATCAAATACCACATTTACGTTACACGCATACAATTCTAGTCAAGATGGATCTCAGGGTTATTGGAATACATCTACCGGATACTATAAAGTTTATGACAGTATAACAACGGATACTAGAGTTTCTATAAACAGTACAAGTTTTCCAACTATGTGGTGGGGTCCGCCACATCTTCCAAACTCAGGATTAGTTAAAGAAATTGTTCCGAATGGTTTTAATTATAAGGGCGTGGTTCATGATTGTATGGTTTTACATTATCATAGACCAGACGGAGTACCTGACGGAATGGCATATGGTGTGTATCCGACGTATTTAGCTAATACACAATATACTTTTAGTTGTTATGTACGATCAAAACAGACAAATGCTCGAATTTACGTCGATTTGTACTTTAGTGGAACCGCAACTGGTCAATACGGATATCTTAGTCCATTTTTAACAAACGAATGGACAAAATGGACACAAACAATTACGTCAACCGCAACTGGTGGAGCTATTTATTTTTATTTTTGGCCGTCGGCAACTCTTCCTGTGGACATTGAAATTGCAGAAATGCAATTTGAACAAAAAGATCATGCGACTCAATTCGTGTTAACTTCAAGAAGTAATACTAATTCTGTAAAGGACTTAACAAATCGTTATACACCTGATGTTACTAATGTATCATTTAATTCGTTTGCACAAATGTATTTTGATGGAACAAACGATTATGTTAGTTCTGGAATTACTTCGTTGCCAAGTAGTTCTGTATTGACTATTGATGTGTGGACAAAACCTACAAGTACGTCACAAACTAAAACTTTAGTATCTAAATGGGGATCTGGTAGTCAATCAAATTATTGTTTTTTATTATTTTTAAATTGGTTTGCACAAGGCAATTTATACTTTTTGGTGGGTAATTCTGTTGGTACGGGTTATAGTACACATGGAATTGCACATAACTTGTCAACTTCATTATATATTAATTACACTGTTACTTACAATAACGGCACTGTAAAAATGTATCGTAATGGTCAACTCCAATTAACAGAAAATAGTGCAAATACTTCATTAAGATCAGTCTCTACCGCAGTTACTATCGGTGCAGATTTTGACGGCGGCAACCCCGATACGTTAACACGTTCATATGCTGGAGATATACCTATTGTTAGATTGTACAGTAAGGTTTTAAATGACGCAGAAGTGTATAGTAACTATATCACCTTAAAGGACAGATTCGGTCTGTAATCACTATTTATTAATAATATGTCATTTGTAACTCCATTCCCAAATCGAAGATGGTTAATAATACCATCAAGTATAGTTCCTGAGGTTAATTTCTCACAAGTTTTTGACTATGACGCAAACTCATTGAGGTATAGTATTGATAAAACAAAAACGTTTGTGAAATATGACGTTAAAATTGTGGATCATGATGAAACATTCACATATACAAATCCAGAAACTCACGAAGTTCAAACAACGACGATATACGCCGGAACATATGGTCGTCCAGATATTTATAAATTAGAATATCCAGAATATAAACATGAAGAAATTCTGAATGTATTGGATTCAGACGAATGGAGAATAATTTTTCCAGATCAAGTATAATATGAATTTTGGACCAAGAATAGCTACAGATGGATGTGTTGCTTCAATTGACGGATCAGACAATGGTTCGTTTGAAGTGTTGATTGTTGGTGGCGGAGGCGGCGGAGGCATGGATATGGGAGGTGGAGGAGGTGGTGGAGGTGTATTGTACTTTCCAGCCATGCAACTTGACCCAGGCACTTCTTATACAGTTACAGTGGGTATCGGCGGATATGGAGCACCAGCTGGTGGAGGAACATTTCGGACAGATGGTGCTGGTCCACAACCCAACGATCATCAATTTACAATCCGGGGAACCAATGGAGGAAATTCATCATTTGCAGAAAGAACTGCTTTGGGTGGTGGATATGGTGCAAGTTCATACTGGGGTTATACACCCGACTATGGATATGCTGGATCCGGTGGTAGTGGAGGCGGAGCATCTGGTTATAGTGACGGTACCGGCAATGGTGGTGCAGCTGGTGCTGGTGGACGTGGAGGTGCTACAACTCAACCCACATCCACATATGGCGGTTATGGAAACAGAGGCGGTGGTGGAACTGGACAATATTATTCGGGTGGTGGTGGCGGCGCTGGTGGTATAGGCGGTGAAGGAACTGCGGGTGGTGCTGCTGCTGGTGGAAATGGAGTTGAAATTTCAATTTTAGGAACAAGTTATTTTTGGGGAGGTGGTGGTGGAGGTGCTCCGTATTCAACTAGTCCCGGTGGAAACGGTGGTATTGGAGGAGGTGGCGGAGGTGCACTTGGAACTACAACTGGCGGTGCTGGTTTAAACAATGGTGCCGCAGGTGGTGGTGGTAGTTGTTGTTCATGGGCACAAACGGCTGGTGGAAACGGTGGCGCAAATACTGGAGGCGGTGGAGGCGGTGGATCTCACTACAATAGAACAAATAAAGGCGGTGAAGGTGGATCTGGAATTGTTGTTGTGGCATATAAAGGACCACAACGTGCTACAGGTGGTACTGTTGACACATCTTCAAGACCCGGATTTACTTTACATAAATTTACATCCACTGGAAATAGTACATTTACCACATACGCATCAGATAGTTCACCAAACTTGTATCATTGCACTTTTAATGGAAACGCATTTTTTACAACCACTGGTGGTAATGGCGGTGTGTTTGTATTGGATGGTACAGGTGATTATCTAGTCAATTCTGGATTTACAAGACATCAACAAAGTACCGGAACAATAATGGCATGGGCATATCCAACTGCTATTACAGGCGATTATTACGTTATGGGAGTAGGTGGAACTACTACATATGGAGCAACACGCGCAATAAGAATAAATGGTAATTATTGGAGTACGGTCTCATATGGCAGTGGTACAGAAGATTATAATGGTATTGTTATCGCAACAATTAATACATGGCAACACGTTGCATTTGTGTGGAATGGTACAACTGTCAATTTTTATTTAAATGGAACTTTATATAGTGTCACTCGTACTGGTATGATTAATCCGTCATCTACAATATTTAGTATTGGCGCACCGCCGTGGTCATTGGCATCTTCAAATTGGCCCGGAAGAATTGCATGTGCTCGTGTATATGAAACATCATTGAGCACAACTAATATTCAAGACATATTTAACAATACCAGAAAACGTTTTAACGTATAATTTTATGGATACTATCGATACGCCTCCATCTCCACCACCGTCATTTGATAAACCAAAATCATTGTATCCAAATAGACGGTGGTTAATCATACCCGAATCAATTGTACCAAATATCAACTTCGCTCAAGTACTTGAAAAGCCAAATCAATTAAGATACAATCAAGATCATTCAAAAACGTATGTAAGTTATGATGTCAATATTTTTGATACAGATCAAGAAACTGATTGTATTGACGCAAAAACGTTAGAACCAATTGTACAAATTATTTTAGCCGGTATATATGGAAGGCCTGATATTTACGATCCGCAGTATCCTGAGTATATTCAATCAGAGTTTGATGAAATGATAAAATCACTGGAGTGGGGTACTCTGTAATATATATTCTATATGGCATATATCAGAAATCCATCCATTATTCGTGACGGTTTGGTGTTTGCATTTGATCTAAACGATAAAGATACGTGTTACAAAGGAAGGCCCACTACAAATTTGTCGTGGAATTACGGAATGAGTAATTATAATAACGTTGGTGGAGATGTAACTACAACTCTTACTTTAACCAACGATTTTTACAAAGGATATCAGGTTTATAAACAAGTACTTACTCCGATAACCGCTACTGGTGTATCCTACTTAAAAAACGCAAATAATCCAGGCCTCGGTGTTGTAACTGGAGGTGGTGGTGGAACTGCAAATAGATATACTGGTCATTCTATTTTTTATAAACCAACTTCTTTGATGAATGCCACACCTATATTTTTGGCGTATTCAAACATTGGTGGATGGCAGTGTAATACATGTGCACCTGAAAATATGGGAGATGGTTGGTTTCGTGCTAAAGTTGTATGGTATAGCACATCAACATTAAGTGATGGTAAATACTGGGCAATTAATCCAGCGGATGCTGTATTGAATTCACCAATTACAGTATATTGGGCAGGACCATTTAAAGAAGATTTAAACATATCAGACTACACTGACATGTCACCGTATGTTTATGATAACAGTGGTGTACAGTCATCAACTACAGGATTAATTGATGTAACTCGTAACAGAACCATTACTATTAATAACGCGTTATCAATGAAAGCCAATGTTCAACATTTTGACGCAACTTCTTACTTGTATACAGACAGTTCGAGCATATTGAATAACGATGTTCATTCAATTTTCTTTTCGGTTAGATTTAATAGTACAGGTACTTATCCAAATAGTTTTACTGGAGCTTGGGATAAGATATTTACGTTTAATTGTGGTGGATCTGACAGAAGTCCCGGTATATGGAGATATCCAAGTCAAAGATATCTTCACTGGAGATATGATCCTGGCAACAGTGGTTGTGATTTTGGAGATATTGGAGGTGGAGATTTTGCTTTAAATAAGTGGTATTATGTCGGCGTTACAAAAAATGGTGCAACCGCAACTGCTTATGTAAACGGCGTTTCTGTGACTGCTGCCTCTGTAAGTAACCCAAAAACAAGTGGTAACGCTAGCGTAACTTTTTTTGAAGGTCATACTACAAGTGATATAACAAATATGTCGTGTTGTCATATTTATAACAGAGTTTTAAATGCAACTGAAGTTGCAAACAATTATAACGCAATAAGAGGAAGAATAGGAGGTTAATATGGCTGTAAGCAGTGGACCAAAATCATCTAATATTCTAAAAGACGCTGTTCTTAATATTGACGCTGATGATATTAATAGTGTCAAAGGTGAATCTACAACCAACTATGTTCCGGGTGCATATACAATGACAGGTTGGAATAACTATAGTAATGGTACTCCGACACCATTTCTTACAGAATTTGGTACTATCGCATATCAAATGCGTAACTTCATTGCTTGGAATGGCGTGTATAGGGGCATATCGTTACCACAAACTGGAACTTATACATTTTCAGCGTGGATACGGTTTTGGTCATGTACGTCTGGTATGACAGGAGGTGCAGTATATGTTTCTGGGTGGGGTGGTGGAGATGTTGCAAGTTATGTTAATCAAAGTATCGTTGGCACATGGCAAAAGGTATCATATACATTATCAGTCACCAGTTTAAATCCTACCTTTTATTTAATTAATTGGGGTGGAGATCAAAGTGGTACATACAGAGGAACTTGGGATGTAACAATGCCTCAAGTTGAATTAAAGTCATATGCAACTCCATTTGTATCAAATGATTCTGGTTCATTGACAACTACTTCACGTTCAACAACTAATTGTATAATTGATATGGGTTATGGTAAGCATACAATAACCGCAAATAATACTCCATTTATACAGTCAAACGTACAGGTCAATCCATTTACTTCTGCTACAACACTTCAATTTTCCAATACCAACGCAAGTCTCACAGTTGATGGAAATGGACAGTGGTCATCAAATCAACGCACCTTTGAAATGTGGGTTAAGATGAACGGAACCAATGCCACGTATATGCCAATGGCCGTAATGACAAACGCATCTAGTATTACCACGGGCGAACGATTTTGGTTAGGTGTACAAAATAGTAGAGCACAATGGCATGGTTGGGGATCTGATGATCCACAAGGATCTACGGTGATTACTGATAACATTTGGCATCAAGTTGTATATAGTTATGATAATTCATCAAAATTGATGAAAGTATATACTGACGGTGTACTTGAAAATACTACTACCAATGTCGGCGAAGGTGCAAATATTGCAGCATCTGCAAATCAAAAGTGGTATCTTGGTGGAGATCCATTAGGAACAACATGGACAGCTAGTGCAACTAATAATTTTAATGGTAATATAGGAATATTTAGACAATATAATCGTATATTAGATGACTATGAGGTAACACAGTTGTTTAATATTTACGCACCACGATTTGGAAGAACGCCCAGATTGTTAGGAACAACTCCTGATAATCCTGCTGCAAAATCAACCGATATTCTTGCTGCAAATCCAAGTGCTGCAACTGGTTGGTATTGGATTTCTGCCGGAAATAATGTAGGCAGATTTTGGGTTGATATGACTTATAGTGGTGGAGGATGGGTTCTTGTTTTGAATAATAGAACAGGCAATGGTGGTATGCCATCATTATCTTATGTTGATGCTACCAAGAACGTTATTAATTTTAGATCCACATCATCTACATCACCCGGCCTCAACTATGGAAATCATTATACACCGACAAACTTTAATTTGTGGGTGGGATTAGATGCTTGGAAGAGTATTATTGATGCAAATAGTAGTTTTAATAAAATAGCATATTTTGTTTCTACTTCGTATAGAACGTTAGGTGATACTGGAAATCATACTAAACGTTCGTCTTGGAGTTGGACCGGTTGGTCATCTACATATGCAATGCTAGGTGCTTCTAGTTTATCTAATGAAGTCGGTGGATCAACTCCCGGTTGGTATAATTACCACATTGCGAATGGATATTCATTGACTACATTTGACAACGATCAAGATGCTTACGGATCCAACTGTTCTACTTCATATAACAACGCTCCTTGGTGGTATGGAGCGTGTTGGAGTGGAAATATTTGGGGATATGATGGAGCTCCTTATTGGGAGAGTTCGGGTGCCGATTATCATAATTACGCAGCCGCTTATATAAAATGAAACCTATTGTTAACAAATTAATATTGGATAAATCAACGGGTCCAAGCGAGAGTGATCATACTACATACTATTTTAACTGGTATGATGGTAATACGTTGATATTGACAGAAAAAATGTGGATATTTTATAATGACGATCCCATGGAACATTATAACATTGACGACATGATTGCTCAAAAGAAAGTGTGTTGTTTCAATTTCATCGAACCAATTACTGTGGAGGTTATATAATATGCCAGACTATACAAAAAAACAATATGTAATATTTTCATCAAGTGAATCTGGATCAATAGATTCTTCTCAAATTGTTGATGCACCAGAATGGCCGTGGGATTGTTCTATTGATGGTACACAATTTTTTGCTAAATGGGAAACTGATGAAGTTCCATCAAGTGTTGATACACTTACTACAAAAGGTCCATATTTATCTCATATAGAGTTTTTGCCACTCATGACAACTCCTGATTGGTATAGACCAATATCACAATAATATGAATTACGGACCAAAAACAGTAACAAATGGTTTGGTATTAGCAGTGGATTTTGCTGATAAAAATTGTTATACAGGAACAGGTGCAGTTATGAATGATATAACAGGCAATAGTTCTGGTGGATATTTAAGCAGCGTTACTTTTGATAGTAATAATAACGGGTCTATTTTCTTTGATGGCGTATCTGGACAGGGTAGTTTTAATTATTCGCCATCATTTGCCATGAGTACCAACGATTTTACTGTAAGTACTTGGGTCAAAATAGGTACGCAAGTTAGTGCGGGTTTTACTAAAACTATGGTTTCTAATTATGAAAATCAGAAAGGATATCTTGTTGGATGGTCTACTCTCAGTGGAGGTAAATTTTACATAGAAACTGGAGCATCTAACGGATCCTCCTATAGTCAGAATTATTCATCTAACAGTTGGTCGAGTTTAATTAATAAGTGGGTTAATTTTGTTACAATTAGACAGACGGGAGCAACTAACAATGGACATTTTTATATAAATGGTGTATATGAATCATTTAGTAGTGCTATAGTCGTATATGATATAACTAGTACCTCATATTTAAGTCTAGGTATGACAATATCAGGATTCGCCAAGTTTACAGGAAACATTGCATCTGTTCAAATATACAATAGAGCATTAAGTGCAACTGAAGTGTTGCAGAACTATAATGCTACTAAAACAAGATTTGGGTTATAATTATAGTATATGGCAATATCTAGAGGTCCAAAACTTGTAACTAACGGTTTGGTATTAGCACTGGATGCTGCTGATAAAAATAGTTATAGTGGCACAGGTACCACTTGGACTGATTTGAGTGGTAATAACAACACAGGAACTCTAACTAATGGGTCTACGTTCAATAATGATAGAGGTGGTTGTATCGTTTTTGATGGTGTAGATGATTATGTAAATGTACCTTACAATGCGTCTACAATTAGTTTTCCAACAGATAACGCTACTATTTGTGTTTGGTTTAAAACGTCTACAGTCGGAGATGGCGTTGGTACGTTAGTTACACAAAGAAGTAGTAGTGATAACGGATTTCAAACATATATTATTTCAACTAGATTATATGCTGATGGTGGTAGTACCGCTGGAGTATCTTCAAATGCCATTATTCCAAATGGAACTATATCTTTTGGTGGTATCGTATATGATAGAACAAATTCTTTGTTAAAATTATATGTTAATGGAGTTTTTGATAATCAAGTAAGTTATACTGGAGAAATCCAAGATACATATCCAATCAGGCTTGGAAATGGTGTGTTTGGTGATGGTCCATATCCAGGCAATATATATATTGCAAGTGTTTATAACAGAGCATTAACCGCAACAGAAATACTTCAAAACTATAACGCAACAAAAACAAGATTTGGATTATAAAATATATGAATAATGTAACAATATACGAAAATAGGGAGTTTATGATATTTAATGTGAGTGAATTAAATGTTATAGATTTTACACAAGTACACGAAACTTCTGCCAATACTGTACGTAAAAGTGTTGATCTAACCAAAACATTCGTTAAATGGGATGGAGCTACACCTGATTGTGTAAATAACTTAACCACAAAAGAAGGTCCATATACATATGAGGAAATATTAACAATATTATCTACACCTGAATGGACCAGCCCAGATCCTAAATTTGTATAATATGGCAAGTTCATTGGGTCCAAATATATCTGACTCGGGATTGGTGTTGTGTTTAGACGCTGCTGATAAAAGCAGTTATCCGGGTAGTGGCACTGTGTGGACTGATGTAAGTGGTAACAATAGAATTGGAACATTAACCAACGGTCCAACATTTAATAGTGGAAATAATGGATATATTACGTTTGATGGAGTCGATGATTTTACAGATATAACGTTTGTGCCAGCTCAAACAGATTCTCCATTATCTGTATTTTCATGGGTGTATTTAACTTCGTTACCTACCGCAGGAGTTGCATCAGGTATATGGGGTCATTATGGTGTTAGTGGAAATTGTCATTTTGAAATGTACACCACCAATTCAAGATTAAGGTTGGGAAATATTAATAACAGTTCATTGCCAGTATTTTCAGTTGGCGTGTGGACATATGCAGGATTTACATCTACTGGTTCTGATCATATTTATTATGTTAACGCACAATCACAAGCTACTTGGTCTGGTACTACAGGTGTAATTTTAGGCAACCCAAGTTCAACAGTTCATATGGTTGGTCGATCTGACGCGGGTCGTACTTGGATTGGATATATTGCTACCACATCTGTGTATACAAAAACTTTATCATCAACAGAAGTGTTACAGAACTATAATGCTACTAAGAGTAGATTTGGATTATAAAAACACATATTGTGAATACTTTGGGTTATATTCTATATTTATAATCTAAGATTATCTGTAGATTTTATGCCTGATATCATTATCATACCGCAAAGAGGTACGTCAAATGAACCAACTATTCAATTTAGTGGTTCAAATGATTCAAACGTTACTCTATCCGTATCTTCAAGTGGTGCTGTACGATTTGACTCAACAGTTGACGGACCAATGATGGTTCTACATGGTGAACCAACCGGTAGCATAGACATTCTCAAACCGCTCAAGTTAACCGTAACATCTGGTACAACCGAAACCAATATTTTGGTGGTATCAACCGACGGAACGGTTAAATCACGTACAACCATCGATTTGGGCGGCACATCAGGAACTTCTGGTACCGCAGGAACCAGTGGAACCGCTGGCACAAGTGGTACGTCTGGAACAGCTGGAACTTCAGGTACTGCAGGAACAAGCGGAACATCTGGTACCGCAGGAACAAGTGGTACAACCGGAACAAGTGGAAGTGCTGGTACCTCTGGCACATCAGGAACTAGTGGATCCGCAGGAACAAGTGGTACAACTGGCACATCAGGAACGGCTGGAACTTCAGGCACTACCGGAACAAGCGGAACATCCGGAACCGCAGGCACAAGCGGAACCTCCGGAACCAGTGGAACCGCTGGAACCTCGGGCACTGCCGGTACTTCTGGTACGACTGGTACAAGTGGAACCGCTGGCACAGCCGGTACGTCTGGTACGTCCGGCGCTCAAGGTGCACAGGGTGGTGGTGGTGCTCAGGGAGCACAAGGTGCGGCTGGTTCATCGGGAACAAGCGGAACATCAGGAACAGCCGGAACTTCAGGCACTACTGGAACAAGTGGAACATCTGGAACCGCAGGCACAAGTGGCACGACTGGAACATCAGGAACTACCGGAACGTCAGGAACTGCCGGTACAAGCGGAGTTCAAGGTGCTCAGGGTGCACAAGGTGCATTTGGAACAAGTGGAACGACTGGTACGTCAGGCGTTCAAGGTGCTCAAGGCGCACAAGGTGTTCAGGGCGGTGGTGGTGCGCAAGGCGCACAAGGTGCATTTGGCACATCAGGTACAAATGGAACTGCAGGTACAAGCGGTGTCCAAGGCGCGCAAGGTGCTCAAGGTGCTCAAGGCGTACAGGGTGCTCAAGGCGCAGCAGGAACGAGTGGTGTTCAGGGTGCTCAAGGCGCACAGGGTGCTCAAGGTGGTGGTGGTGCACAGGGTGCACAAGGCGTTCAAGGTGCACAAGGTGCGGCTGGTTCATCAGGAACAAGCGGAACATCTGGCACCACTGGCACTTCTGGTACAAGCGTTGCAGTTAGTGGTACAACAAATACTATTACAAAGTTTACGAGTACAACTACAATTGGAAACACAACCACTCCAATTTTTGAAAGTGGTAGTAGAATTGGTATTGGAACTACTACTCCGATTGCAAGACTCGATGTATCTAGTTCTGCAACGGGTTCAAATGTATTTAATGTTGCCGGTGGATCTGGCAATTTGTTTAGTGTTACAGACGAATTGAGTGGAAGTCTGATGTCAGTTAACACAATTTCGGGATTACCAATTTTTGAAGTATTTAGTGATAACCGTATTGTTGCTGGTGCTTTTAATAAAAATGATCTAGTAATTAGTTCAAGTCTTGTTGGTATAGGAGTCGGATCACCAACAACCGAATTACACATTTCTAGTAGCACCGCTGGTGTTTTGCCACTCAGAGTTGAGTCGTTAACCAGTAACTCTACAGGATATTATTTAACCGTAGACAATACTACCGGCGTTGTTTTCAAAACCTCAACAGGTCCACAAGGCGCTCAGGGCGCACAAGGTGCAGGTGGTTCTGCCGGAACATCTGGTACCGCTGGAACTTCTGGTACAAGTGGAACTTCAGGTACGTCCGGCGCTCAAGGTGCACAGGGGGGTGGTGGTGCACAAGGCGCTCAGGGCGCACAAGGTGCGGCCGGAACTTCTGGTACATCTGGAGCGCAGGGAGCACAAGGATCACAGGGAGCGCAAGGTGCACAAGGTGCACAGGGCGCAGGAGGTTCCGCAGGAACATCTGGTGCTCAAGGCGCTCAAGGTGGTGGTGGCGCAACTGGTGCACAAGGCGCACAGGGTGCTCAAGGCGCACAGGGTGCTCAAGGTGCGGCAGGAACAAGTGGTGTTCAAGGCGCACAGGGTGCTCAGGGAGCACAAGGAGTTCAAGGCGCACAAGGTGCAGCGGGTACAAGTGGTGTCAAAGGTTCGACTGGATCACAAGGTGCACAAGGCGCTCAAGGAGCAGGAGGTTCATCTGGAACTTCGGGCGCTCAGGGCGCACAAGGTGCTCAAGGATCACAGGGTGCACAAGGTGCTCAGGGTGCGGCAGGAACAAGTGGTGTTCAAGGCGCACAGGGTGCTCAAGGTGGTGGTGGCGCAACTGGTGCACAAGGCGCTCAGGGTGCACAAGGTGCTACTGGTGTAAGTCCCGGCGGTACAACTGGATATTTGGCAAAATTCACTGGATCGACTACGATTGCAAATTCAATTATATTTGAAAGTGCATCAACGGCAATTGGTATTAATACGACTACACCAACTGCAGAATTGGAAGTTAAATCTACTGTATCTGGTAGTTCTATTTTTAATGCCACAGGTGTTAATGGTATTTTGTTCAATATTACTGATGATTTGAGTGATAGTTTGATGTCAGTTAATACTATTGCTGGATTCCCAGTATTGGAAGTATTTGCAGATAATAGAATCATAATGGGACAATACAACCGAAATGATTTGGTTGTAAGTGGTAGTCGTGTAGGCGTTGGTGTTGCATCTCCTACAACAGAATTACATATTTCAAGTAGTACCGCTGGTCTATTACCACTACGTGTTGAAAGTTTAACAAGTAACTCAACAGGTTATTATCTCACAGTTGATAATACCACAGGTGTTGTTTACAAAACCTCAACAGGTCCACAAGGCGCACAAGGTGCTCAGGGCGCAACTGGCGCACAAGGTGCTCAAGGCGCAACTGGCGCACAAGGTGCTCAAGGCGCAACTGGTGCGCAAGGCGGTGGTGGTGCACAGGGTGCTCAAGGTGCACAAGGTGCTCAAGGCGCAGCCGGAACGAGTGGTGTTAAAGGTTCGACTGGTTCTCAGGGCGCTCAAGGTGCCCAAGGTGCTCAAGGCGTACAGGGTGCTCAAGGCGCAGCCGGAACGAGTGGTGTTCAGGGTGCACAAGGTGCGCAAGGCGCTCAAGGAATTCAAGGCGCACAGGGTGCTCAAGGTGCTCAGGGTGCTCAAGGCGCAGCCGGAACGAGTGGTGTACAAGGTGCTCAAGG